ATAATACTTGACACAGCACTTATTTTTTAGTATAATATTAATATGAATATTTTAAAAGAAAGATTCTAACTATGAGATATACTTTACAAAAAAGTCCTCTTATAACAGTATGCTTTCCACCTAATTGGACGCAGGAAAAGATAGATGTCTGGTTAGCTAAATGGTATTCATCGAGAGATTTAACACACTAGGAATAAATGACAAAAGAACAAAAACAATTTAATGATTACGCAAAGTTCGTAATCAGCACAACATCAGACGAAAGTCTACACACAATAGCTTTAATTAGCAGGCTACACACTTTACAAGAAGAACACAGAATAGAGTTCCCTCAGCTACTCACAGCATCAATCGGTATGCAAGCTGAATCGGGTGAGTTCTCAGAAGTAATCAAAAAAATCATATTTCAAGGTAGAGAATACAACGAAGAAGAAAGATTTCACCTTATGCGTGAACTTGGCGATGTACTATGGTACTGGGTACAAGGTTGCACAGCGTTAGGGTACACTCCACAAGAAGTTATGGAAGAAAATATACGCAAACTAGAGAGTAGATACCCTAACGGCTTTGAAGTAGCAATGTCTGAAAATAGACAAGAAGGCGATATCTAATGGCAGATATTATATTTATAATCGTAGTATCACTCATATGGGGTGGTATAATTTATTACATGAGTAAGGAACAAGATACATGACAAACGCTTGGAGAAAGAAAAACATAACTAAAAGAAGGCAAAATGCCTTAGATAGACTATTAAAAGTTAAAAACCCTAATAAAAGGCAAAAGGCCGAGATTGAAACTTTGGAGAAAAGAATATGATGATAATGATGAAACAACACTATCATACCTTTAAAGATGGAGATAGAACAGCAGAAGTTTGGAAAACACTAAAAGGCGAATGGGCCACTAGACACTATGATAAGAAAGGTGGCAGAGCAAGTGTATGGATAGAAGATAGAGTTCATACAGGACACAATGAAATATGGGCAGAAAATGCCGCAGAAAATTGGGTATTGGGGGTAAATTCATGATAGATATATTTTTAATCCCTTTTTACGCATTTAAGTGGGTTTTCTCACTAGCTTTTTGGTACTACGGACTATACTTTTTAATGAACACAGAGACATATGAAAATGCTTCTGATAAATTAAAGGAAAGGTGGAATGAGCTTAGACAAAAATAAGTTTAATGAAGACATAATTCTAACTCGAGTTAAAAATTACATAGATAATACTTATAATCTACACTACGGAAAGGGTAATATTCAAACAACAGAAGTTACTTTTGACGCTGGTCATGGTGAAAGCTTTTGTATTGGAAATATACTAAAGTATGCTCAGCGCTTTGGAAAGAAAGAGGGCAAAAACGAACAAGACCTCTATAAGATTATACATTATGCAGTAATGATACTAGGGGAAATGCACAAGCACGAAGAAAAAGAAAGACGAGAATTTGAAGACCATATGCAAGAAGGAGTAGAGTAATGAAAACAGTTTTAAAACATGGTATGGTTTTAGTTTTTGCATCATCAGTAATTTTATGTGCTGTTTTTTGGATTATATTAGCAGCACTTATAGGACATTAAATAATGGCAGCAAGAGGAGTTCGTGCGAAATCACATGAAAAACTAGACGACACAAATTTACAAAGAGTATGGGAAGCACTAAACGATAGTAGTCCTATTACGAAGAAAGAAGCATGCGAAATGCTTAATATTACATACAATACTACTAGGCTAAACAGAATACTGGAAGAGCATAGAGATACTATGGAGTATAGGGCTAGACGCAAGTCTCAACTAAAAGGAACGAAAGCTACTGATGCAGAAGTAAAACAAGTTATAGAGTGGTATTTACAAGAACACCCTATATCAGATATTGCAAAATCAATGTATCGTAGTTCTACCTTTGTTAAGAATATAATTAACAAAGTAGGTGTACCAGAGAAAAGACCAAAGACTGAACAAGGGGGTAAACACAAAATAGGGTATCTTCCTGATGAATGTGTTAAAGAAACTTTTGAGCCAGGTGAAAAAGTTTGGTGTGCAAGGTATGACCTGCCAGGTATAATTAAAAAAGAAACTATACATGAGTCTACAAACTATGTAGAAAAGTATGGTTCAAAATGCTATCAAGTATATGTAATAGAAATATCAAATTTTGAAAGTCCTTACTTTGGCTTTCAAGAAATAGGTGGGTTTAATGCCCACTCACTAGCCTATGATTTAGGCAGTTTAAAACATTTAGAAAAGTACGGCGCTGAGATTCAACCAGCTTAAAGGATTAAATATGGACGCTTTAGTAGTCCTCGGGGCTAGTTACCTCGCAACATGGGTGATGGTTTTTTATCGAACCTATTTTATCTGTGTTGAAATGATAAGAATAGAAAGACCGAACAGTTTAATAATTAAATATAGAGTACTACATGCAATAATTTATATTGTAGGAATAGGAATAATAACCATACCACTAATAAGAGTAGCTTTTTCTAATAATTTAAGAAGAAGATTTTGTATAGGGTATGTAAACGCAATTTTGGAGAAATAATGAGAGATAAGATTTTTAAAGCGCTCAAGCTAATGTATGAAGGGCAAATAGCGGAAGCTGATGCCAACATATCTATTTATTTACAAAATCCTGCAGGAATCGGAGAACACTCCGAAATAGTAGCAGAAGTAGATAAACAAGTAGAAAAAGCAGCAGCAGCGCAAGAAAAACTAGACTACCTAGAAAATATAGGATATTAAGATGACCTTCATGCTTAACGATACTCTTGAAGAAGAACAAAGAGTAATAATCTGCGAACAGCAGAAAGAAATAAATAAATTGAGGCAGAACATTATACAACTGCAAAAAATGGTCGCAGAAGAGACCGAGCAGAAATATCGTGCATATATAAAATTTGCGGATTTACAAAAGGAACTGGATATACATTCAAAAAACAGTTCTTGACATGGCGTCTATTTTTCTGTATAATATTTATATATGGGAGATAGATTTTATCAACAACAACTCGATAAATTAGGGACATGCCCTGGCTATCGAGGTACAAAACGGAGACAAAAAATGGCTTGGACAGACGAATCAAAAGCTGAAGCCGTTGAACTTTACACAGAAGCTGAACCAACTCCAGAAACATCAATGGAGATTGTTAAAGATATAGCTGAACAGTTAGGTGAATCACCTAATGGCGTTAGAATGATTTTAACAAAAGCTGGTGTCTATGTGAAGAAATCTCCTGCAACTAGAAGTGCATCATCTACAGGTGGTGGCACAGCTAGAGTAAGCAAAGCAGACGCACAGGAAAGCCTTAAAGGCGCTTTATCTGATGCAGGTCAAGAAATTGATGCTGACATCATTGATAAATTAACTGGCAAAGCTGCAGTTTATTTTGCAGGTGTTATCAACGCACTCAATAACTAATGACTATTGAGCAAATACTAGTGCTGTTGGTAGTAGTAGTAACAATGTGGGGTTTGTGGTAATCTAGTACTACCATTACTTAAAGAAAGAGTTTTCTTAACAGTAATGGAGTATATTAGTGAAAAAAGCAGACTTTATAAGTCAAGTGGATAAGTGTGGAGACGCAGTTATCACTTATAGAAGTACCAACTCAAGAAAACTAAAGTACAATGTTTGCACTTTAGATTTCAACAATAAGTATATTCAGAGCAAGAAGAACCGTGCCAAAGAGACACAGGACACAGTTCTTCTTTTCTGTTGGGATACAGATTCGTATAGGTTATTAAGACCTGCGAATGTAACAAGCATCGTGCCCCTTAGTGCAATACTGAGGAATAAGCGATGAATATATATGACGCTCCTGAAGCGTATCAAAAAATAATTTCACAAAATGCTGATGGTACAGAGCAGGTGAGATTAACAGTTAATGAGTTTAGAGGAGTGGAGTATTTACATCTTAGAAAATACTACTTAGACTTTGAAGGAGATTTTAAGCCTAGTAAGGACGGCGTAGCCATGGCTCTTGATTTCCAAAACTCAAAGGCAATGTTCGAGGGATTAGTCGAGATACTATCCCTTGCAGAAGTAAAAGACACCCTAGAAACTCACTTCAAAGATATTTTAGATGAAATTTACCTGAACTAAATTTAGTTCTTGACTTGTCTTTAAATTTTTGTTATAATAATAGAAATGAAAATATATAACAGGAATTTATGCAAAGTATAAAAGACTTTTTAGACAAAGCCAGCGATGCCTATTACAAAGGCTCACCTATCATTAGTGATAGTGAGTTTGATAGGTTGGCAGAATCTATTAATTATGAAGAAGTAGGCAGTAAGCAAGACAATAGAATTGCTCACCAATTTCAAATGTTTTCTTTACAGAAAGTATTTGACAATGAACTAGGTAAAGACCCTTTCAATAAATACACAGAAACAGTAATTGTAACCCCTAAATTAGATGGGGCGGCAGTTTCTTTGCTTTATATTGACGGAGAGTTTGTACAAGGTTTAACTAGAGGTGATGGTAAAAAAGGTCTTGATGTAACCGACCATTTGAGAACATTAGTTCCTCAAATGTTTCATGGTTCTGCTCACATAAATCAAATTACAGGCGAAATTGTAGCACGAAAAGAAATAAAAAATGCTAGAAACTATGCCGCAGGAGCATTGAATTTAAAAAGTGTTGAAGAATTTAATAGTAGAGAACTTAAGTTTATAGCTTATGGAGTTCAACCTTCTATTCATACAGATTGGAGTGCTGATTTAGGTCAAGCAAAACAGTTTGGCTTTGACACAGTATTAGATAGTGATTGGAGAGAGTATCCAGACGATGGATTAGTATTCAGAATAAATAACAATGCTGAATTTGAAAAAAGAGGTTATACATCACACCACCCTAGAGGCGCTTATGCCTTCAAAACAATACAAGACGGAGTTGAAACTGAGTTAGTAGATGTTCTATGGAATGTCGGAAAGTCAGGGGTTGTTGCCCCTGTAGCAGTCTTAAAACCTATTGAGATTGATGGAGCAGTTGTAAGTAGAGCAACTCTACACAACATGGCGCATATAGCAGCCTTAGACCTAGAGATAGGTTGCACAGTGGAAGTTATACGAAGTGGAGAAATAATTCCTCGTATAGTACGGAGAGTATAATGTCAGATAAGAAAGTAGTAAACAAAGAGGATTTTGAAAAGTCAAACAGATGGCTTAAATCAGCTACACCTAAACAAACTGTAGATTGGTATGTAAAATGGGTTGCTAGTGCCTTTGTTCTTATGGGAATGTCCATAAGAGGGTTAGAAGGACTTCAATTATTTGATCTAGCTTTATCTATGACAGGAGTTTTGCTATGGCTGTGGGTAAGTATCATATGGAATGACAGAGCCCTAATCGTACTAAATGCTGCTGGATTTATGCTTCTGACAAAGAACATTCTTACTATATGGCTAGCATAGGCAAATATAACGAAACTTATTTTCGTAACCACCCCGAAGAAGCCGAAAAAGACGGAGTCTTATATGGCATTGTTCTAGTGAACAAAAAGACATTCGAGAGAGAATGTATAAAGGTAGGTATCGCTTCGGGAAAGGACTGGAGACATGTGATTAAGCGTAGTGGCGGTTTTAAAGGATATGATATTCGTATTCAAAAAACTTGGTCAGATACTCTTTATCATGTATGGATTCAAGAACAATACCTACACGAAATTTACAAGCATGACAAATACGAACCAAAAGTCAAGTTTGGAGGTCATACTGAGTGTTTCAAAATTGATTCGCTCATTCTACAGGACTTCCCGAAAAATAGTTCTTGACATGGCAACTCATATTTGTTATAATATATAAATAGAAATTGAGAGAAAAACATTGCAAAAGATAATACCGCCAACACACTGTCCTACTTGTAGTACAGAACTTGTTTGGGAGAAAGACCAGTTATTTTGCTACAATTCAGATTGTTCTGGAAAGACAAGTAAAAAATTGGAACACTTTGCAAGAACTCTTAAAATTAAGGGACTCGGCCCAGCCACAATAGAAAAATTAAAGATAGTAAATTTCTTTGATTTATATGAACTACCACTAGAAATGATGATAGACGCACTAGGCTCCGAGAAATTAGCAGTTAAACTCCACAGAGAAATTGAGAATAGTAAATTAACTGATTTATCAGATTTACTCCCAGCTTTCTCTATAAAGTTAATAGGTAAGACCGCTTCTCATAAAATCTGCTCAGTAGTACGAAATGTCGCTGAGATAACAGAAGAAACTTGTGAGAAAGCAGGACTCGGTCCAGCTGCTACGAACAACTTACTAGATTGGATAATTGAAGAATTTACTGATGG